CCCCTCCTTGTACTGGTCCATCCATTCTTTTCTGGATGAGATATCATCCTGAACATCAGCCATGCAATCACTGAAGATCTTGCCCAGATCCTGGTCATCCATTATCTCAGCTAGGTTCTGGTTGAAGTCGCCCATCATATTGGGTACGGCTTCATCCTCCACACCAAAAACCATCGTCCCGTCATCAAGGGTCTGGATGTCATCTTCACCCATGCTATCAATTATTTCATCAGAAGAGACTTCTTCACCAATGACAATCTCCTTGGAGTTGTCCTCGATGCCTAGCTCCTCTATGTCGATCTCATCAACGCCTCTTTCAATAGCCATGGCTTACTCTTTGTCTGCGTACAGGTTGTCAAATATTCTATTGACATCCAGCGTATAATCCAAGTCCGATTTACTGTAATGAATATGTTGGGAAGGTTTGAAGTCTGGCGCGCCTTGTCC